CGGTCAGTAGCTGATACGTCTTGTATCTTTGCATAAGTTACTGCATCATTAGCAATAGCTGCTGTATCTACTGCATCGTCTGCTAGCTCAGAAGCTCCTACTGCGTTAGCTGCAATGTCAGCAGCAACTACAGTGTCAGCAGCAATATGAGCAGAAGTGATTGCACCGTTTGCAATCGCAGTTCCATCAACCGATCCTGCTGCATAGTGTTCAGTATCAAGAGAGTCAGCAGCTATATGTTCTGAGTTTATAACATCATCTTGAATGTTATCACCATCTATACAATCCCCTGCTAAGTGAACATGATCTATACTTCCATCAGTATAATGTTCTGAATCACAAGCATTATCAGCTAACTTAGTTCCATCTATTATATCTGCTTCAAGCTTTGCCTTTACTATAGAGCCAGTACCTAACCTTCCAGTTATAGTATTACTAGACACATTAGCCAGATCTTCAGCAGCTACAGGATGACCACCAGCAGTAGATCCATCATGGACTACAGGTACTTCTTTGTCTGTATCAATAGTAACCTCGCCCTCGGCTCCTGTAAAGCTGCTATGTTGCGAGGTAGTTCCCCGTCTTAGTTTTAATAATTTTGCCATTGTTATGTGAGAGTTCCGAAATCTATTTGTAAGTTATTTCCACTGACAGTACCTACTTCAGTGAGGTTTCTATCATTGCAATCTAGATTACCACCTAATGCGGGGTTTGTATCTGCAATGATATTTGCTATACCAGCTGATATACTAGACCATGACGAACCATTATAATAGTTCAATACATTATTAGAAGAACTATCATACCATAAATCTCCTGCAGATGGACTTCCAGGGTTAGAACTAGCTATTGTATATTCACTAGCATATCTATTCACATTAGTGATATTAGCTGCTACTGTATTTACATTAGCTATAGAACCACCTGTTGCATTAACATTTGCAATAGCTCCACCTACTGTATTTACATTTGCTATATTGGTATGACAAGTTTGTATTTGAGTAATACTATCCGCACAAGTTTCTATACTATTACCTGAACCAGTAGATACGCTTTCAGTAACAAGACCTAAATCTTCGTCGTATGTTATATTACCAGATACAACTGCTATGTCATTTAGAACTGACTGAGAAGGTGTTACTAACTGATAAGCAGTTCCATTATGGATTTTAAGTTCCTTATTAGAAGAACTATCAAACCACATATCACCAGCTGTTAGAGAGCTAGAATCAGCTCTAGTAGTTGGCGCAGTTGTAGCTACCTGATATACATCAGCATAATTTTGGACATCCGCTATATTAGTTGCACAGTTATTAATATTGGTTATATTAGACGCTGTGGTGTTAACATTTGAAATAGAACCAGCTACAGTATTGATATTAGCTATATCATCTGAACAATTATCCATAGCAGTTACATTAGCTGATGTAGCCAATGTATTCATATCACTAATAATATCTGCTGTAGCTAACGTATTCATGTCTGATACAACATCAGCTGTACCTAAAGTATTCATATCTGCTACAACGTCAGCTGTACCTAAAGTATTCAGGTCAGCTACAGCATCGGCTGTACCTAATCTACCTATCTCTGTTGCTTTACCAGCTACAGCACCAATATCAGTAGCATCTGCTGCCACTGCATTAATATTAGTAGCATTTCCAGCTACAGCATTAACATTACTAATAGACCCAGCTACGGTATTAACGTTAGAAATACTTCCAGCTAAGGTTGATACTTCTGTTGCTATTGGTACTTGTCTATGGAATGTATAAGTATTTAATGTAGATGTTGTCTCTACAATAAGTCCATACGTTGCTAAGTAGGTTGTGCTATTAGCTAAACCAGTAATGGTAACTGTTGAGTTTCCAACAGTACCGTTAGAAATGGTTGCCACTCCAGATCCATTGGAGGTAAGGTTGCTGCTGAGAGCTTTAATAGATATAAGAGTTCCAGCCCCGTTATTAATGTCAGGGTTAGCGTTAGGAAAAGATGTTTCATTTGCTATTGGTACGAATCCGCCTACGTCATCTAATAAATCAACAATTCTATCATTAATAGCAGCTGTAGTAGCAATACTTGTATCATTATCTGGGAATGTATCTCCATCTTTAATTGTATCACCAGAACTTATATTAAAGTACCTAGCGTCAGCTTCAGTTTCGGTAAAATATCTACCGTCTAAAGCACCGTTTGTTAACTCAGTTTCGGTATAATATCTATTATCTAATTGACCTGCGTTTAATTCTGTTTCAGTATAATATCTATTATCTAGTTGACCAGCATCTAACTCGGTCTCTGTGTAGTATCTATTATCTAAAGTACCTGTTGATATCTCAGAATCAGTAACAGCATTAGCTTGTATATGTTCAGATCCAACTGCATCGTCTGCAATCTTATTTGCAGTTACTGCATCGTTAGTAATAGTTAATGCACCACTACCAGTTACTTCACCTGTATGAGTAGCATTAGTAACTTTAGCTGTGTTAGCTGCTATTGCTGTATTAATAGAGTTAGCAAGCTTGTCAGCTGTTACAGCGTCATCTGCAATTCTATCAGTTACTACTGCATTATCAGCAATAGTTAATGCACCACTACCTGTTACTTCACCTGTATGAGTAGCGTTAGTGATCTTAGCGGTATTAGCTGCTATTGATGTATTAATAGAGTTTTCTAACTTATCTGCTGTAACAGCATCATTAGCGATCTTATTTGTTGTTACATTAGCATCTAATATCTTAGCTTCAGTAACAGCATCTGTTGCTATCTTACCAGCAGTTACTGCACTATTATTTATCTTAACAGTAGTAACAGCATCATTAGCTAGTTTTGCTGTAAGTACTGCATCATTATATATCTTAGCTGTTGTAACTGCATTATTTGCTAATCCATCAGCTATAACTGCTCCAGCTGCTATCTTATCAGATGTTACAGCATCATCAACAATAGCTGCAGTATCAACTGCATCGTTTGCTAGTTCAGACGCACCCACAGAGTTAGCTGCTAGGTTATTAGCATCGATAGCATTTGTACCTATCTTAGCTGCAGTAACAGCACCATCTGCTAAATCAATTGTAGCAATTGTACCGTCTAATATCTTAGCAGATGTAACTGCCAAGTCTTTTATCTCAGGTGTTTGTACTTGTTGTCCTTGTGCTTCTTGAGCAGCATATAATAGCTGCAATTCATTGTTATTTAAATCAGTAGCTCTGATAGAAGATCCAGCAGCGAATGTTGCCTTGGATGTGTCTACATCAGTTTCTCTGTAAATATGTACGTTACCAGTACCGCTAGGTGGTGTATTCCCACTTGTGAAAACAATGTTAGTACCAGTTACGTTATAATGTGTTGATTCAGTTTTTAATGTGCCTCCTACTTTTACTTTAATATCAGAGGTCTTATAGTATGGAAATGTATAGGCAAAGGTGGTGGTGGAATTATTGCCGTTATGAAAATGTTCAGTTGTTACGGTCATTGTTAATATTTAATACATGCTAAAAGAGCTATGTTCCTTGGTCTTGTTTCTGTTCCTCCACCTGTGTTATTTTGTACACTTATACTGTGTGAGTGTGGTCCTGAGTTAGTTATATTGTTAGGATGAGTATGAGAGCTTTCATCTCTTATAAAGTCTTCATCAAAAAGTGTATCAGTATCAGCTAGATTAGCACCTGTAGATATTCCCTCACCATTACCCGTGTATGGACTACCACCGAAACTGGGACTAGGGCCAGCGGTGTTATTCCAACCAGCAGGCCCAGGACTTGAGTCTCCCCATGCCCTATGTCTATGTGCTGTACCTGATCCACTATTTCCAGATGTATGGTCATGATTACCATCTGGTCCATTTGTTGCTGGATGGGTATGGTTCTCAATTAGATCAGTTTGTGTACTTCTTATTGCTCTACTTTGATCTACATTCCTACCATCATCTAATGCCCTTATAAATTCACCACGTAAATCAGGTAAATGACTACCAACAATAGCATATAAACCAGCAAAGTTAGTTGTAACTCCTTGTACTGTACCACTACCGTTTGGTATTTGATCTCCATTAGACTTTAAATAACCTGTAGGAGCTGTAGAACCTGCATACCATATGACAGTACCAGCAGGTGTAAACCCATATCCTGCTTGGGTTGTTTGATTAATCTTAGTAGGTTCAACAGCATCATTAGC